AAAGATATTATCAGTCATCAAAGGCATTTTAAAATTATTAATCATTATAAATTATTTTTCGTTATAGTAATCACCCCACTCAACTAATATAGTTGATTTTCCATCAGTTCTATTGTAAGCTTTTTTATAAGCCTCAAATATTTGTTCAGGCTCATCTAATCTGATAACCTCAACATTGGTTAGCATCTTTTTAAATGCTTCCGTATAATCTCCAACATGCTGCCATTGTGGATGTAGTGGTCTTTCTGACCCAATAGCTGTTCTTATAATTACTTTAGTTTTGTAATCTGAAATCATTGGTAATTTATCCAAATGATTTATTAATTGATTAACACCTAATAATAAGAAATTCCAACGAGGGTATATTGAAACGGGTACATATCCATTCATAGCCAATCCATTAGTAATACCCATTTGCATATCTTCATTAACAGGCATTTCCATTAATTTATCAGTACTAACATCTTTTAAAGTATTAGTCATACCAGTTCCAGCATATTCAACTGCTTGTCCAATAAAGATAGTATCATTTTGCTCACCCAACCACTCCATAGAGCGTTTTAATTCATCAAAATATTTCATATATAACTTTTAAAATTGTATTCTCACACCTGTTCCAGCATGTGGATATTTGTTTTCGTATTCGTAATAGATAATCTTATCCATACCATTTTTGTATGTAAGTTCATCTTGCTTCCAAGTTTTTAAAGTATCGGTACATACTGATTTATTATTATTTTCAATAACAAATGTAATTGGTAAATCGTAGTTTATAGCGTACTTATAATTCTCAGCAAAACATCCAGTTTCAGATGTCATATCTCCTACAAAACAATAAACATGTCCTTCTTTATTTTGTAATTTATTTGCTAAAGCAACTCCTGTTGCAACAGGTATATTACCAGTTACAATTGCTGATGAAAATACTTTATAATCTTTAAAATTCAAAGATATTGATTTACCTGCTTTAATCTCATCCAACAATAAATCAGATGGTACTCCTTTCAATAAACATTGATAGTGACTTCTCCAAGAACAAAATATCCAATCTTCTTCTTTTATGTTTTGGAATATCTCCAACATTTTTTCTTCGTTGTTGCTATACAAATGTACAGGTGCCTTCACTTCTTTGTTCATAAAAGCTTCACATACACTGTCCTCAAATTGTATTAAGCTTTCTTTTGTGTGATTTGTAATCATTTTTATTATTTTATAAATGTACTTCCGTTATAATTTGCTTTGTACCAATCACTTGTTTTTTTCATTCCTTGTAAAATGTTAGTAGTTGGTTTCCATCCTAACACTTGCTCAGCTTTTGTACAATCCAAAATTACAGTTGTTGGTATATTTGGTTTTGATGTGTTATATTCTAATGTAAGTGATTTATCATTAACAGCCATAATAGCATCTGCTAATTCTGCGATTGAATATGCTCTACCAGCACCGCAATTGAATAACTCATACTTAGTATCTTGCTTATCAATTATCTTTTCAACCATATCAATTAAATCATCAATGTAAACAATATCTCTCTTAGCTTCACCAGTTCCCCAAACCTCTAATGTGTTTTCTGAATTGATAATCTTATTGATGAATGCTGGTACTACATGACACTTATCTAAATCATATTTATCATAAGGCCCAAATACATTTGAGTGTCTAATTGCTGTGAATTTAGTTTCTCCTATTTGAGAATAAAAATCACACATATTTTCCAAATATACTTTAGTATTTCCAACACCATAATAGTTAGAATATATTCTATCAGCTGCTGACCAATCTTCTTCCGATTGTGCTACATCTTTTGATTGATACATTACCGTACAACTAAAGAATATAAGATGTTCAACTTTATTCAATACAGCCTCTCTAAATATCCAAGAGTTCATAACTGCATTATCAGTTACATGCAAATATGGACTGTTGATAACATCCTTTGCTCCGGTTGTAGTTGCTGCTGCCTGAACAATGATATCCTTTCCTTTCATTATTTCTTTAACAGCTGATTCATCTCTTAAATCAACTTTTATAAATTCCACGCCTTCAACAGGTTCGTATTTTTGTTCAGAAAAGTAAGTAGCAGTTATTTTATATTCAGGATTCTTTGAAAAGTGCTCAACACAATTTCTTCCAATAAAACCACTACCACCACATATAAGTAAATTTTTCATATTAATTGTTTATATAGTAAGCTATACCCACTTCCTTAGAGTGTTTAATTAAAGTTATATCCTTTCCAATTTCACTTAATACTTTTGGAGTACCATATCTTTCTGCATCTAAACAAGCATCATGAAATGCAACAATACCATTTTTCTTTACCAACTTAGAATAATTTTCCCAATCTAATTTCACATATTCGTAACTATGGTTACCATCAATAAAAACTGCATCAAATTCTCCAAAAGATTTAATTTTGTTAATAACAGACGCATCAATGGATGAACCATATACAAAATGCTCTTTATTTTGATTATGCAATAACTCTCTATTTGAATAGTTTGTTATATTTTTAATATCATACTCAACAGTTACAACTTCATCACAAATTAAACTTAAACAAAAATGAGTTGAACCAAAATGACCTAATCCAATTTGTAAAACTTTCTTAACATCATTCTCAATAAGTAACTTTAAAAAATCATAAAGTTCTTCTCTGATTTGCTGAATGATTTGTGGTTTACTATTAACAATATCTTCATTTGGGTCAATCCAAAGTTGCTTATATGTTTCGTAGTTATGTACTAAGTATTCACTACCTCTATGCTCTAACATAAGAAGTACATCATTAATCGTTTCATCGGTTGTTGAGTTCTTATGCTTTTCTTTAAAGTATGTATTAAACCAATTGTAGTATGCCATTATTTATTTGTTTTTAATTTTGTATCTTCACCATTGAAAGCATCATATCTTCCCATATGATTTGAGTTTTGTTGATACCACTCATATGTCTCTCTAATACCATCTTCCAATGAAACGGTAGAAACAAATCCAGTTGCTTTTAATCTATCAATGTTAGCAACTCTAGCATCATCGCCGGTTGGTTTAGTTGCATCTAATACAATATCCAATTGCTTACCAGAAACTTTAATAGTAGTTTCTACCACAGTTCTAATTGTAATTGCTTCACCATTGCCAACGTTTACAGGTTGTGCAACTTTATTAGCTACCATATGTATTGCTGCTCTAGCTACGTCTCTAGCGTGAATGATATCTCTCTTTGATAATCCAGTTCCCCACACATCAACTTGCGTATCTGCTTCTGAAACTTTCCTTACTAAAGATGGAATTAATGTAGAAGTTCTTAAATCAAAATTATCAAACTTACCATATATGTTTACAGGCTTAATGATAGAAATGTTTCTCTTACCAGTTTGTTGCTCATATGCATCAATTTGTACTTCCGCCATTCTTTTAGACCAGCCAGCAAACCAATCATTACGTGATGGCATTTGGTCCCATAATTTAGATTCTTCGAATATCTCAGCTGGTCCGTATGTACCAACAGTTGATGTGTACAATCCCCACTCCATAGTTTCAGAAGCGTTCATCGCTGTAATCATATTAGTATTCATCAAAATAAAGTTAGTGAAGAATGCGTAAGGCTTTTCTTTTACTAAGACAGGTGAACCTTTAATACCTGCTATATGGAATACATAATCTTGTCCTTTAACAGCTTCAAAACAATTGTTAATATCTCTCAAATCTGCGTTTATATAGTTTACGTTCCAATCCGATTCAAAATTGTTTTCATCTAACGATATTGAAGTTACCTCAGCTCCTTCTTTTACCAATAGTTCTACCAATTCTCTACCTACTAGTCCAGTTCCACCGGTTACTAATACTTTCTTTTCTTTAAATGTTATCATAGTTTTTGTTTTTCCAATTTATTAATGTTTTATCTTTTGTTTTTATAAACTCAAATATATTTTCTACCGAATATTTTTGAACTTGCTCATATGCAGCTTCAATCATTGGTATATAATTTTCAAAATTCTTATCAACATCATTTAAGATATCTTCTAATTCTGAGTTGTTTTCAAAATATATGAAATGCTTATTTGGTTCATAGAAATCTTCTATTAAATTCCAAGGGTCTTTTTTACAAAGTATTAAAGATTTACAAGTAGCAATTTCATGCGTTCTAACTTTAAATTGTGGTAATATACCATCACTTGCGTAAGAGTCCCAAATCTTAAGTTCATTTCCCTCATAACCCGGATTATATTGAATGCTTGGTGCTTTATATAATTTATTAAATGTAAGTGAACTTTTTGATTTACTAACTTCTTTTAATTTATCTTCAGTTGATATATTAACATGCGTACATTTGTTATATTCATATGGATGGTGTAACCAAGTGTTTTGCTGAGATGTAATGTATTTGTAAGGGAACTTACTAATAACATCAATTGCGCCGGCATGCTCATCTCCGTTTATAGAACCAAACCAAGAAGATACTGCATCATAGTTTCCAAATGAATCTAATGAATAGTTTGTGTATGGATATGGAATGTATATAAATTTCTCATAACCAAAATGTTTATTCATAAATGCACAAGTGAATGGACAGACACAATATACTTCAGTAAATTGCTCATATGCATCCATATAATAGTAATTTGGTTTTAATAAAAATTCACAAGGTGACCAATGTGCTAATAAAGCTTTTCTATTATAATCCATATATTCACCTAACATATAAGGTGCATCTATAAACTGAACTCCATTAAAGAATAAATCTTTGGAATTTTCATCAGATAGATTATCTAATATTTTTTGTATATATGGTATTATACCATATGGTGCATCTCCACCAAAGTTTTTAATTACCTTCATTATTCTATTACTTTGTTATTTTTGAAAACAGTGAATTCAGTTAAATCTCTATAACCATTTAATTCACCTTGGTCTGAATTGTGTATTGATAGGTTTTGAAACATTGCCAATCCATGTGCTGCTTGCTGTGGAGTCATATACATATTCCATCCCAAAAATGTAATATCATCATCTTTATAATATTTTTCACTTCTACCTTCGTAACGGGCTTTCTTAAACCAATCAGCTGCCTCAGCGTTATCAGTTAGAATCATACCACCTTTCCAAATTGGTAATATTTTTTTAATATGAAACGATAATCCCATAAACGTTCCGGGCATATACATATCTTTTGTTAATCTCTTAGCAGCATCCCAAATTGGATATGGCTTCAATTGATATGCACCTACCCAATGATTTGTTTCAGGTCTTTTATCAAATATAACTTCACCACCAGCGTGAATAATTGATTGTGGTACTGATAAATAGGTTTTAGATGGGATGGTTACCTCTTTAACTTTGTTGTATTTACAAATTAAAAATAGTGCATTAGTACAACTATCAATTGAAATAGCGTATGGTGCTCCCGTATAAGCTGCTATTTCTTCTTCAAACATTCGTACTACTTTGTACGGATTGTGTAACATTGGCATAATTAATTATTTTCTTCTTCTATGATTTCAATGCAAAGTATATTCTTATCATTAACCATTACTAATCTACCATCAGCTGTTTCAAACTTGGTAAATTGACCTTGCTTAATAGAATGTGTATCTACATTATTAAAAGTTCTTTTCTCACCACCTACAAAATGTAAGATTTGTGAAACGTATCTTCCTTTTTTTATAATTGAACTTTTTAAGTTTGTCATATTATTTTTTGAATATTATATAAGCTTCCGTAAATCCACAAGACTTAAATAAATTCATACTTGCCTCATTACCTATCTTAACCTTCCCTTCTGCAGTTGGCCATATTTTCATAGCTTCCTCAATCATAAACTTACCAACACCTTTTCCCTGATAATCAGGATGTGTACATACTCTTATATCATCTTCTATTACTCCCACATATCCTGCGGGCTTTCCATCAACTAAAGCAACACGATAACACGTATGATAAGTGTTCATATAACTTCTTTGTTGCTGTTCGGTAATAAAAGTAGTTGCTATAAAACCACTAATTACTCTTTCATCAATTCTTAGTTCTCTTACAAACTCCCAATACTCTTCGCTACATTTTACTAATTCCATATACATATTTTTTGAATGTCCTGTCCGCCTGTGTAATTCCAAAATGCTTTTAGGTAACCTCTTTCGGTTGGCATATTCATCATTGGAGTTAAACATGTTCCTATATCAACGTAAGAATTAGTTGGAAACTCTTTGAATAACTCGTATATTGCCAAATTAGAAAACGTTGAAGCTGAAAATAAGAATAGATGATTTTCAATGTTATTTTCTTTAATCCATATTTTAATTTCTTCAATTTTACCATAATCATTTATCATTGCGTTATATCCTACTCTAAAATCTTTTTTTATAAATGGTAACTTTGATGTATCTGCACTTTCGTGTCCAACAAATACACAATCCTTGCTATAAAAAATTGGAAGTGTATTCATTATGAATAATGGATAATTTCCATTAACCCATAAATTTGCCCAACTTAAGCTTTCATCATCACCACCATGTAAATTAATTTGCCAATCAAATGCTTCTTTACCAACACAACAACTGCAACTAATACCTTTGTAATAATTTGTTTGTCTATGCTTATAAGCCTCTACTAACTTTTGTTGATAGAATCCATGCTCCTTAGGGTCATAGTGTTTGAAATCAGCAGGTTGATAAAATCCTCCTTGCTTTTGCTCTCCAATTTGAATTAATCCATTATCTAAAACTAATTCTTTGTTTTGAAGAATATACAATTCACCATCTGAATATCTAGCAAATGCAAAGTGTTCATCTTTACGAATCATATCAGTAAACTTAGCAAAGTGCTCTCTAAAATTCTTCTGCATCTAATATCTTTTTAATGTGTTTTGCTGCGTACCCATCCCCATATGGTGAATCTTTACAAATATACGAATCTTTTTCCAAAGTAACAAATAAATCTTTTAATTTATCAGTAGTTTTACAAATATGCAAATGTCCGGTATAAATTGCTTCAGGTCTTTCGGTTACTTCTCTACAAACAATTACTTTCTTATTAAGGAAAGAAGCTTCTTCCTGTATTCCACCACTATCACTTATTACTAACTTACATTCTAATAGTATAGATATCAGTTCATCATGTGAAAGTGGTTCTACTACTTTAACGTTAGTTAGTAAATCTCTATGTTTTTGTACATTTGGATTTGGATGCATTGGAAGTATAAATTCTAACTCTGGATATTGTCCAGCTAAATCATTTACTTCTTTAAACCATTCGTGCATTATAGGATGGTTCTCTCTACGATGTAAAGTAACTAATACTTTGTTTCCGTATGTTGGTTCAGGTAACTCCACTAAGTTATCTAACACAGTGTTACCAACTAACCAAACATCACCTAAACATTTTTCTTCAAATATATTAACCATTGCCGTTTGAGTAGGTGCAAAGTTTACATCAGCTATACGAGCTATCATTTGTCTATAACCTTCCTCTGGGTATGGATGTTTTAAACTCTTACTTCTTAATCCTGCTTCTAAGTAATAAATTCTAAGTCCTCTATGATATGCCCCAATAGCACAAGCAAAAGCAGATGCGGTATCACCTTGAACCATAACACCTCTAAACTCACCTTCCGGTAAATCCAAACACCCCTTTACTACTTCATCTAATCTATTGAATAATTTACCTTCGGCAATAAATGCTTTGTAATCTACTTCTACTTCTTTAAGTAAGTCTTGATGTTGGCCTGTAAAGAATAATTTATATTCACTACGGTCCATTATTTTTATTAAAGGTTTTATCTTTAACCACTCCGGTCTAGTTCCGAAACATATTAATATGGGTAATTTATTTTTCATTTACTAATTTCCAGCCTTTTTGTCTTTGTTCGTTAAAATACTGATTCATCAATTGTTTGAATGGTACACCTTCATTACTTCTTTGATTTGATTCCCAAAGTGAGTTAGCATCACCACCATAAGTTCCACCCTTCAAACTTCCCCACATTTCCATATCAGAACGAGGATGTGGTGGTACGAATGTTTTTATTCCGGCATACTTTTGTAACATATATGAGAAGTGCATATCCTCACCACAGGTATTGTATTTAGGGTCTGGTAATTCTCTAACCATAATAGGTAACCATTCTTTCTTAAAGAACCAACTATGCCCCACTAAATCAACTTCAACAGTCCTATCGTTGTTACCTTGCTCCGGCCATCCAAATCTTAAGTAGTGTTCGTAGTATGAAGATTGTTGAGGTGGTAATGGATTTAGGTAAAGTAATCCTACAGTTCCTAATAATCCTTCTTTCTCTTTCATTGTGTTCATACAATTTTCTAACCATTTCTTACCAGGAATTGTATCATCATCAAATACACATACATACGGATTCTTAGCGTTCATAGCAAAGTAGAATCTTGCCCAAACTCCAAAGTTGTAATTACAATATGCAACAGGAACTTCTGTACCAATATCGTAATTAATCAAATCATTATCGCCGGGATTATTGTACCATACTAATATCTCATCCGGCGGTAATGTTTGATTTTTGAGAGCCTCTAATTGTTCATTCAGATTCTCTCCTCTTTTGTAACCATTTAATATAACTGTTATCATTTTAAATAATTTTTAATTCTTTTTGTCCAAACTTCTTGTGAAAAGAGTTCTTTATAATTTTCTTTTGCTACTTTAGAGCATTTATCATAAAACTCTTTATCTTCCTTTAACATAATTGCCATCTCTCTTGCACTTTCTAAATCGTGTACCATTACTGATGTAGATGGGTGGCATAGCATTTGTGTATCTACATCCATATTTCCAATACAAGGAATACCAAAGTATGCACAATTTATAGCGAATGTACCAGCTGCTACCGTTGGCATCATATGAATACCATATTTGAATGTTGATAATTCTGCCATCCATTCACACCACATCATTCTTGGTAAGTGATTTAAGTTATCCATACTATCTTCACCTACTCTCATAGCGTGCGATGTTTGAGCCCAAATAGGAACTTCAAAATTACCAGCTATAATATAACTTTCAAATCCACCATACCATCTTGCAAAGTTACCACCTATAATTGCTTTATCTTCTTTTGTAGGTATTATATCTTTTATTAGAGTATCAATCATTAAAGTACCAATAGGTTGGATTGTTTTGTTAGGAAATAACCCCTTATAATACATCACATCACTATCATTGTGTGTAAAGATTGTATCGCAAGATTGTAAAAAATTAAAGAAGTAAATTTGGTCTGCTACTTCATAATCATTGTACCACCAATGCGGTCCTTCTTGTACATAATGAACATTGTTATTACCTTGTTGTTTTATTTTACCAACTATATCTTCTCTAAGTAATTGTGAAACTGGATTAAGTCCATTTACCAATGTACTTCCTTCCGAACTTAAGAATGTTTTACCTTTTGGAAATATAACAAAGACATGGTCATATCCTTTTAACTCATCAATCATATGAATATTGAAATGGTCAGCATCCAATGCGTACATCCAAGCAAACTCCGTTCTCATATTTGGATGATTAGCTGGAACTTTACCCATAAATCCCATTTCAGTTAGGAAAGCTATTTTAGATTGTATCATAGTAATCGTTTTGCTTTTCTTGTCTTTCTATTTGTTTATGATGATATAAACAATATTGTTCTTCTGATGGTAATACTGAAAGTGTGTTATATCCAATAATTCTTTCATGCACTTTACCTTGCCATTCTATTTCAGATGTTCTTCTATATAGTCTTGTTTGATAATCAGGAAAATTAACCCATCCTGCATCAGTTACATTCCACTTCCATTTTTTAATATGTTCCGCTGTCAATCCTTCAACTGTATTAATTCTTGGTACAAAGAAAAGGTCTACATCTTTATTATATTCTATAAATTCATGTATATTTTGCATAAGATATTCGGATGGAATTTCATCAGCGTCAATTTGAAATATAAAAATACCTTTAGCATGGGTTTTTAAGTTATTTTTGTATGATGCAAAATCATTATTAAGTGGAAATCCAATAACTTTAATATTAGTATTATGCAATTGAGATATTATATTTAAATAATTTTTAATAGCATCTGTTGCGGAGTCCTCATCATATTGAATTAAAATTTCATCTTCTTTTTCAATTTTATCTTTTAAAAAATCTATTAATTTTGTAATTTCTTGAAGTTCGTTACAAACAGTAATTGCATATGTTATATTAATCATAGTATTTTTATTTGAATACAAATATACAAAATTTATATGAGTTTACCAAATATATCTTTGTATATGTATATATAGATATAAATATACAATTTTTATAGAAAGCATAAAAAAATGGGTAACTTTTTTAGAATTATCCATTTTATTTATTTTATATTAAGCTATTTTAATCCAAGTTGAACCATTATAATATACCAAATCCCCAGTACTAAGACCAAATGATGATGATACCGTCAATGTACCAATTGCTGGGGTTATGAATGCGGGTGGATTATTACCTGTCCACAAATTAGGCCTTAACCTAGTTGCTACATATATATCAGCAGAACCACTTAATGTTAATATACTAGTAGGTGTATCAAATGTAAGTGCAGGTTCAACAACTCCAGCGTTTGTAACTATACCATCATAAGTAATAATTCCATTATTAGATGTACCACTTAATGTAATAGAACCATTAGTTCCACTTATACCAGATGTTCCAGATGACCCAGATGTACCACCTGCTCCACTCAATCCAGTTCCGGAAGTGCCAGAAGTTCCTGATGTGCCAGATGTACCAAATGAACCAAGACCATTAGCCCCTGATGTTCCGTTTGTTCCAGAAGTGCCAGACGTTCCATCTGTTCCAATTCCTGCAGTACCACCTGCTCCACTTATTCCAGAAGTACCACTACTACCATTTATGCCAGACGTACCATTAGCGCCTGATGTTCCGGATGAACCACCCGTACCATTTATACCAGATGTCCCAGATCCATTAACACCAGATGACCCATTAACACCAGAAGTTCCTGCTGTTCCATTTGCGCCAGATGTTCCTGAAGTTCCACCACCACCAGATGTAGATGCATTTATTGTTATCCTTGCCACACCACTACCCATATCACTAACATCAACGGCAGAACCACTAAATGCTATTGTTGTGAAATTGGTTACGGAAGTTGGACCAAATCCACTACCTGCATAATTTCTTGCGGTTATTGATTGTCCAAATGAAGATGTTGGTACTAATCTTGTAACATTATTTGCACCACCAACCCAAGCATATCCACTTGCTAAAGAAGCTGATAGTGAACCTGTTAATTGTATATCGTTTGAAGTTGCATAAACATTACCGGCTACTTGTGCGAATATACCAGCACCAAACGATGATGTTGCTACTAATCTAGAAACATTTCCAATACCACCAACCCAAGCATATCCACTTGCTAAAGATGCGGTGAATGTACTTGATGCAGATACAGTACCTGTTATTGATAATATATTACTATTGAATGTTAAATTTGATTGTACGTTTGAAGTAGGTGCGTTAAATGTAATCACACCACCCAAAGTTGTACCACTTAAAGATAATGCTCCGCTTGTTCCAGAAGTTCCCGAAGTTCCAGACGTACCGGCTCCACTTGTTCCAGACGTACCTGCCGTACCAATACCGCTTGTTCCAGAAGTTCCTGATGTACCGGCTCCACTTGTACCAGAAGTTCCAGAAGAACCTGCCGAACCACTAGCTCCAGAAGTTCCCGATGAACCAAAGAATGTACCATTTGCTCCAGATGTACCAGCAGACCCAGATGTTCCAGAAGTTCCTGATGAGCCACTACTACCACTAGAACCACTTTCTCCAGAAGTTCCTGATGTGCCTCTAGTTCCAGAAGTTCCCGATGAGCCACTACTTCCGCTTGTGCCACTACTACCAGACGTTCCTGATGTTCCTGATGAACCAGATGTGCCACTGCTACCACTTGTACCAGATATTCCCGGTGCACCTACTGTATTTATATACCAAGTTCCCGTTTGAGAACCACTACCTGCTCCAATTGAATATGCTTCTGCAACAACTACACCAGTACCACTATCATAAGATGTTACTGTTACATACATAAAATTGCTTATATTATAAGCAACTACCATTTGTTGACCCACTGTCCAAGACAATCCAGTTCCTATTGTGAAAGTTTTAGTTCCACTTGCTGATATTGTTAAAGTTGTTGATGTAGCTTGAGATGTAAATAAATCTCCTTTTATTCCAGAAGTTCCTGATGTTCCTGATGTTCCTGAAGAGCCACCACTTCCCGCCGCTCCAGATGTGCCCGTTACACCAGATGTACCAGAAGTTCCAGATGAACCTGCTGATATTTGATTTTGTAAAAAATCTAGATTAGTATCCATTTCCAGTGCGGTTAATGGAGAACCTTTCGTAAGTCTTTTAACTAATGCCATAATCTATATTTTACTATTATAATTGTAATGTTATAACAGTAAATATATACGAATGGAAAAATAAACTATTTTTTTGTTTGTTCTACTGGCGGAGGTGCTGCAGGATCTGTGATTGGTTTTGGTAAGGGTTCTTTCTCTGCTATATCAGTCCTTTTAATTCCATATATTTTTTCAATTGCTTCTAATTTAAATTCGCACCAAGCTATTTGTTTGATATTTGGTAAAATATATGTTCTAAATGGAGATGGATTTCCCTTCATAATAGTTTTACCCTTTACGGATGACCCATATAATTTAGTACCTGCTTTATCTGCCTTTGGTGTAAGATTTTCCAACCATTTTAAATTATCAAAATCCGATTCCTTTAAATTTTTAAACATTATTGTTTTTAACCAACGAAAAAATTTATCAGGTTTTATTTCAGTAACTTTTAAGCAATAAACTTTTTTACGAAAAATACCCAACACAAAAATTAATACAGAATTTGAACCTCTAAATTGTTTGGCTTCACCATCAGCGTATTCATATGAAATAATTTTATAAAGTTTTCTTACTCTTATCCTTGATTTGGATGTGGCTATTTCTGATTGTATTAAAGGTTTATATAAAGCTGCGTATGGCATCTTATAATTTATTTAATTTAGGTATTTGCATCTTTGATGAATTTACCTTTGGAATATTAAATGGAACTAATTTTGGTTGTATCTTAACGTAGTGCTCCAACATTTGAGTAAATCTATCATTCATTTTATCTAATGTAAAATTATCCAATGTATTAGTTTTTAATCCTTCAGATTTATTACTATAAGTATCATAATTCTTATAAACATCGTATAACTTATTAGCTGCAGCTGAATAATTTGCTGTAAACCATTGTGCTTCTTTCATACAAAATTGGTCTGCTGCTGATTCATGTACTGGTGTTAAACTACCTTCTAATAATACTGCATTTTCTGCCGGTAAGAAATCCAATTGCCCACTCCAACCACTAGCTATAATTGGTTTACCTGTCAAAGTAAACTCAGCCATTGGTCTACCATATCCTTCTCCTTTAGTAAATGAAACCATTGCTTTAACTTTTGGATGATGATATAAATTACTCATATCAGTTTCTTCCATATCACCATGTATCAAATATACAGATGGGCACTTATCACCAAATGTTTTTAATACACCTTCTAATTTTTCTCTAGTTCCTTCTCTATCTATTACACTAAATCCAGCATGTGATGTTTTAACAATAAGACCAGGTCTTTTATCTTTTGGCATATATTGGAATACCGTAGCAAATGTTTTAATTGCCATACCAATATCTTTTCTATCTTGTCCCAAATCTCCCTTCAACCAATGTCCTACAATTAAGAAATTAAAATCTTCTTTTACATTCTCTAATACATCTTTACCACTTCCTTTGGAAAATATTTCAGTATCAACTCCTTCAAAAAGAACTTCAATTGGTTTTATTACTTTAATTTCACCAACTATTTGTCCACTTGCTTCATCTTTTTGTTGATATACAGTTCCACCAACATTTTGTTTTGTAAAATTAGATGGTACTATTATTAAATCCATATTATTACAGCCATCAATAAAATCCTTTGGACAAATTGTAGTTTCAACGCCGGCAGTTATACCAATATTATAACCACCCTTTGCACTAAACTCATTTGCTACTGATACCTGAATGAATACATCCGGCTTATCACTAACTTCGGTAATAACTCTTTCTAGCATCCATCTTCCAAAATCACTTTCACCATCAACATTATTTTGTGGAGTATTACCCCAACGTAGTGGTATAATTTTAATATCATACTTGTCCATTTTACGAAGTGACTTTAATAGGTCACGACTATGGTCCCCATATCCAGAACGAGTAAAACATGGGCTTTGAAATACTAATGTTGGTTTATTCATATTATAACTTATTTTATTTTAAAAACTTCAAATCTTTCTCTTGGTTTCCAATTTTCAAATGTTGATTCAATTCCATCAACTAATGTTTGGCACATATTTGTATGTGTTAATCCCATCTCTCCAATAAATGTTTCTCTACCTATCAATGCGTTTGCTTTACGAATATCTTTTGGTGTGTTGTACACTTTCTCAATTGCTTCCGCAACATCCTCTATATCAACTCTATCATCCCAAATATAAGGTGTAGGTACTGAACCCGCTAATGCTAATGCTCTACTCCAAACCGGCGTAACCCAAGGACCAGGTTTAGCTTTACCTTCCCACTTTCTCCACTCATGTAAAGAACCAATTTTAATATAATCTTCATGTGTTAATAACTTATCATCAACCTCAAATCCACATTGGTCTTGCAATCCACCAGTTACGTTTACAATGATTGGAGTTCCAGCCATTACTGATTCTGCAGTTGCTAATCCAAATCCTTCGTTGTTAGCAATGTTGATTGTTACATCTGCTATATTATAGATAAGATTTAATTCTTCTTGTGGTCTTCTCTTTTCTGAAAATATAATATTACATTCAGGTGCCATTACATCTATTACTGCAGGTAAATCAGTTCCATTCTCATCAACAGGTTGTGTATGCATTACTAAACAAACTTTCTCTGCTTTCTCTTTACCAATCTTATCACAAAACTTTTTAAATGCTACAATAACGTCTGCAGGTTGTTTTCTTCTGATATTACGATTACTCCAATATAGAACAAAATCGTATTCTTTACCACCTAAAATTTCTTTACGGAATTCGGCAGATACGTCTGTTGGCTTATACACATTTGTATTAATACCATGTGGTACATAACTTACTTGCCAATCTTTTTTAGGTTTCCAAGTTGGTTTTGTATCCAATGCTGATAGTCTTTTAATTATACCATATGTTTGCCTAGAGATACAACCAATCCAATCACAACTCTCATAGTAGTTACGATTATATAATGGGTCTGGTAAATCATCCCAAATTGCGTAGAATAATAAAGGAACATTTTGTCTAATTTCATGTTCTATATCATACAACCATGTCCAATAACGAGGGTCAGTAAAGTGTAAGATAGCATCAGGCTTTTCAGTATTTATTAATTGTCTAATCAAATCCGCGTTACCATAACCATTCCAAGGTAAAATCTTTACATTAGCATCAGCGACACCATATGATTTTTGAATATCTTCACTAACATCTAAAACCTTCCCAGCTTCAGGATGATTTATAGCTGCTCCCACCTGAAACCAATCGTATTTGTGTACTGTACCAAGTACTAATTCTTTTGACACAGTAGCGATACCACTTGCCATTCTTAAATCATCCGAAAGTAAAAGGATTTTCTTTTTTGCCATAACTTATTTTGTTTCTTAAAATTGTGAACCTGAAATTTGTAGTTTTAAGTATTCATTCATTTCTTCTCTAAATTCGATATCAGTTACATATCTCTCCACAGTTCTATTAACTAGCTTTTGAAGTGTAACATCGGATGTAAAAGAAACTTTTTTAAAACTTGAATATACATCTTTTAGTATTTTCACTGTTGTTAGTTTTGTGCTTTCTTCGTTCATTGTTATATATTTATATATATAAGTATAATGAAATAAAAAAAACATAAAATTTTATTTTGTAGCCTTTTTATCACATATTCCTCTATTCCCAAACTCACAATACTTGCAATTCTTTTTAGCTGCACCTGGCACTTTTGGATACTCCATATCTCTATGCTTTCCCTCATCATCAAATACTGCATTGATGAATCCCATAAACTCATCATATACTTTTGTAACTGATGGCGAACCATGAGCTGGAATGTGTTTTGATACATGTGGTACTGGAAATGCGGAGTCTTCCGGCAGCTTCCTACGAAGTATCTGATACTCCACTTTAATTTTGTTTAAAGGAATATTGAATAGTTCTGAATAATACTTTTTGTATAGGAGAATTTGAGAGTTCTTCATTTTATCAGCTTTTTGATACTGATTCCATCCCATAGTAGATGTCTTAAGGTCAATGATAATAATTTCATTAGATGCTAAATCTCTAATAGCAATATCTATGAATCCAATAAAATGTACGCCCTCTTTAATAGTGGCATTTAATGGAATCTCAATACCAACTAATTCAAATCCACTCTTTGAGTAAAATTTGTGCATATGCTTATCTAACCAAGCTAATATACGTCTACCATCACCATAAAATTCTTCTAATTGAATTTGAGTACAAGGAGTTCCTTCGCTCATTTTATCAGCTTCACTTTTGTAAGCTTCTCTCATTTTTTCTAATAAGAGTTTATCTTTATTAATTTCATCTGCTTGCTTTTTAGAAACACCATACATTACCGAAAGATAATGTTGGATAGTTTCGTGCATAGCAGTTCCAAAGATTGTATGAACATTAGATGAACTTTCACCTAATTTATCTATGTAGTTTAACTTATATTGATGCGGGCAGCTACTCCACATTGAGTACTGCGAAAATGATACTTTTGCCATTATGTTTATTTATGTAAAGATACGAAAATTATCCCAATAAACCAAATTAAACTTTGAGTTTTAATTTAGTAATTTGCTTTGGGTCAGTACCATAATTTTCTGCGATTTCCTTTATGTGCATTTTACCGCTTGTAGTTTCATAAAGGATTTTAAGATATTCTTCTGATTCGGTTTCTGATACCTCATAGAATTGTGCAACTAATTTTACAATCCAATCTTCATACTTTTCAGATGAAGCAGGTTTCATATACTTTAAGAATGCTCTTGTCTTTGGAATCAATCCTATCAAACATAAGTACATCGCTTTAGGCGGTGCCTCCTGAATGTAAGGTTGTATATCTGCAATTAGTTCTATCCACTCAGGTTTCATAGAAAGAAAACGGAGTATCATATAGTTACTCCATGTCTTTTTATCACTCTCATCAAGTGTGTCCCAATACTTTGGGTCCTTCTTATCACAAATTGCGTTTAGATGGTCAAATAATGTTTTAGCCATATTATGCTTCTTCTTCTACTTTTAAACCCGGAGGTAATAATTCATTTAATACTTCACCGCAATCTCCACAAAGGAATAACTCTACCGGTAATACTTCATCTTTTGGTTTTCCAGTTAATAACTTTGAAATCTTACGAAATCCAAACCCTTGTACGAAAATCTCGCCACCGCATTTTTTACATGCAATTGCTTCGGTTTTTTCTAAAGGTATTGGTTTTTCTTCTTGTCCTCCTATTGGTTGTCCACCTGCTCCTAAAATGTTTGCCATTATATAATATTTAAAATTTGAATTAATGTAGCTGCTGCGATAATTTCTTTATCAATTGCTACTGCTGATTTACTTACACCATCTCCTAATAAAAGAATGATGTTCGCTGTGTTCTCTCCACCATACTCATCTACCTTATCATATAGCATTGTATATAAATCGGTAAAGTCCGTAACTTTAGAATCAATAAGAGCCTGTCTTACTTTCATATACTTATTTCTCTTATCATCTTTTGAAGATAGGATATCAATAATTTTATTTCGGTAATCATTCTCTAATAGATTTTGTACATCTACTTTCAACTTACCTTTAATTGAATTCAATTGGCAAGTATTAATCACCTTACGAATATCAGGATAAGCTGCGTCAATAATTGGAACTAAATCCTTAACTTCAAATTCAATATCCTCATTCTTTAAGATTTTACTAATTTGCATAGCAACATCTTTTTTAGTTGGGGGTACAATTTGAAATGATTGACATCTACTTTGAATCGGGTCAATTACTTTCTCAACATAGTTACAAGTTAATATGAAACGGCAATGTGCTGAAAATGTTTCCATTAAGTTTCTTAAGATAGCTTGTGCGTTGTGAGTCATATAATCAAACTCATCTAATATGATAATCTTAAATGGCTTGAATCCCATAGAAGATGCAAAGTTAGTTACTTTATTTCTAACGGTATCAACATTGTTTTCCGAAGATGCGTTGATAATCATATAATCACATTCAATTGATTTTACAATTAACTTTGCTAATGTAGTTTTACCAGTTCCCGCTTTTCCGTACAAAAGTAAATGTGGAATTTCGCCTGTTTCTAAGTAACCTTCTACTTTTGATTTTAGATGTTCGTTACCTACATAATCAACAAGCTTCGTTGGGCGATACTTCTCTACCCATAAATTATTATTTACCTTTTCTTCCGTTTGTTCTATAAACATATTTTATTTTTTATTTTCCAGTTGAACCAAATCCACCATCACCTCTTTCAGTATCCGATAACTCAGCTACTTCATCAAACTCAATCGGAGGATATGGTATAATCATAATTTGTGCAATTCTATCACCTACTTTATATGCAAGTGAATCTAATCCATTTTCTTTTTTGAATGTAGCTTGTAGTTCACCTCTATACCCACTATCAATTACACCAACTGAATTTGATAATACTAATTCATATTTTCTAATTGATGAACGAGGAAATACTAATCCTACAAATCCGTTAGGAATTTCTATTGCTAAATCAGTACCATAACTTACATCAAATGTAGTATTGGATATAATTCTAGTTGCTACTAAATCCATTCCAGCATCCCCACCTTTTGCATATGATGGAATTACTGCATTTTGATTAAGCTTCTTTATTTGTACTTTCATTTTCTATATTTGTTTTTACTAATTCAGATTGTTGTGTTTGAAATTCTCTTAATTTTTTACCAGCATCAGTTAATTCTCTAGCAAATAATTTAAGCTTCTTACCACTATCTCTATTTGTAAAAGATATGTATGCATCTTTAGTATTTGATATTGTAAATGTTACTGTTGGTTCTTCATTTGTCATATCTTCGCTTGTCCATGCAAAAATTTGTGGTTCATCTTCATCAAATTGAAATACCCACTCGCATTGCTCTAATTTTTCAGATGGTGCCATTTTTACTTCACCAATTGGTTCTAATTTTTCTTCTTTTGTTTTTTTAGCCTTTGCCATAATTTTTGTTTTATTTTTATCTCCCTACTTCTGATAGGTATTTTGCTTTCATTTCTTCCCAACTAATTCCAATAGCATCTATGTAGAATAAGTGCTCTGGTTTAATTCTTCCTTCATCATGTAGTTTTGTATATCTACTGATTGCATGTTTCTTCCACCATTTGTTAATGTATTCAGTACCTTGTTTAAACTTATCTTTAAGTATTAATTTATCTTCGGTAATTTCATTTCTTAAAAACTCACTTCCATTCTCATACATCATAGCCATATAAACACCTCTTTTAAATCCGTGATGATATTGAGTTGCCTTAATACCACACTCTTTAAAAATTTGTCCTAATATCTTTTGTTTAATACCACTAACAGGTCCGTTAGCTTCATATCCCATATTAGCACCATTACGAGCTCTCTCATCCGATATATTATCTTTATACCATTGTGCTCTATTTTCCTTAATCCATTGATGCCAAGGGTCATAGAATTTATCATCCGGTTTTAAACTAATCTTACCAGCTGATTCACCTAATGTTTTAAATAAAGGAATACCATTATATTGTGAATGAATACCATACAAAGATGTTGTACCAACTGCAATCAAAACATTCTTATACTTCTCTTTCCAATATGCCCTAACCTCCGGCGTAGTTGTCATCATAGCGATTAACTTACCACCTAAAAAGTTATAACCTAATGGTTGAGTACATACAATAGTAGAAGCAATGGTAGTGTTATTTAACTTACCATCAACAAATTTATTATCCTTAGTCCAACCAATAAAGTTATCTCTAACTCCCATAGCGGTTACATCGGATGCTAATGAAATTTGTCCTAATAGTTTTCCACTTACTCTATCCTTTACATTAATCTTTACATTACGGCCAGGGTTTGCTGTAAAATCCATTGTATGAATCATACGTCTTACCGCTGCCCACTTAGTAGATTCCTTCGGGTCATCAATAATCTCAACGTAAGGTTCTAACGATTCAATTTCTTTTATCGTTAGCTCCTTATTGTTGATATCAGTTGGTTTCCATTGTAAATCATAATAAGATGCGATTTGGGATTTTGCTTGAATCATTGTAGGTTCTTGCAATTCAACCCACTTCTTAT